TCAATCATCATATATTCGGAAATTTCTATGTTAGGCATTTTTTTTTTGTGTTATGAATAGTTTTTGTATATCGTAAAGTTCGTTTATTTTTCATCCGTAAATAATTTACTAAGTCTAAGATTGATATAATTGTCAATATTATCTAAACATTTTTAGCACAGGTTATTCCTAACTTGATATTGTCTTCTTTACCCAATTATCCTCAGCTAACTCAGTTAGTTGCTTTTTGTATTCTTTAACTATCTTTTTGAACAATTCCATTATATTTCACGAAGTTTCTAGTGCCGAAAGAACACGCACCTGTTATAGTTCGTTGTATGTCATTAGTCCACGCTTATTAATTTACTTCTGTCTTTAAATCGGTTACATTCAATTGCTTCTAAGGCTTCTATTTTAGTATTGTAAAAACCCGTAGTCATTCCATCTATATTATTAAAGTTGTACCAAAATGTTATGTACCAAACTTTTTTTTGCACCTCAAAACTTGCTGAGTAAAAATTTTCGTGCTTTTTAATTCTATATTTTGCCATAATAATAACGCCACACAACACCGTATAAAATTAAGTGCTATTATGGTCTTTTTAAATGTTAATGTTTATTTATTAAATTCATTTTTTACTCGTTGGTAAGTGTTTTTTTTTAATTAAAAAATTGCACGAATGAATCGTTCCCATAACTATCTTTAGTTAATTCAATAATCTCCAGAACGGTTCTGTCCTTTTCAACAATTCCATTAGATTCTACGAAGTCTCTAGTGCCAAAGGAGCAAGCACCTGTTATAGTTCTATAACAAGCAATGGATTCTTCGAAAGTCAATATTGAATTTAAGGTTAAGTGTTCGAAGTCTTTTTTGCTTCGATTAGTTACCTTATAAACTAAATCTTGGTATGCTTCTTTTAGGGTATCGCCATGTGCCCACTTAGTTCCATCAGTTACAAGGTAAAATTCTTTTGGGTTTCCTATTTTTTTGACTTGATAAACATTACCTCTTTTGTAAACAACTTCGGTAAATAGTCCATCAACTTTGATATACTTACCATTATTCCAACTAATAGGATTATCTCCTAGTTTAGTGTAAGGTATGGTTAACTTTGAGTGTACATTACCACCGACCGCTGGATTGAATCCCTTTGGTATTTCGATTACATTACTTAAGTCTAAATTACCACCAACCGTAGGATTGAATCCCTTTGGTATTTCGATTACATTACTTAAGTCTAAATTACCACCAACCGTAGGATTGAATCCTTCTGGGATTTTGGTTACACTATCTAAATCTAAATAACTAACCACATTAGGATTGAATCCCTTTGGTAGTTTTGTTACACTATGTAAGTATAAATTACGACCAACCGTAGGATTGAATCCCTTTGGTATTTTGGTTACAGTATCTAAGTATAAACTACCGCCGACCGTAGGATTGAATCCTTCTGGTATTTTGGTTACAGTATCTAAGTATAAACTACCACCGACCGTAGGATTAAATCCTTCTGGGATTTGTATTAGACCATGTAAGTCTAAATTATCACCAACAGTATCAATTCCAAGATACTGATTTTCTGTAATTTGTAGGTGAGTTTTTAGTTGTTCTTTATTCATAATAACTAAGTTTTGTTTGATCTATCGATACAATAATAATAATTTGATTCATCAATATACACATAAGCCAAATAAATATCAATTGTTTTTTAATTTGATTCTGTATGATGGTCTTGTGGTAGTGTTAGATAATCTATGGGTTGTGTTTGCATAATATCCACAATATCATTATGAGTACGTGGGTAGTAGAAGTTACCGTCCACCCCAACATCAAGTGTTTTGCCACGACCCAATGCCTTATCGGCGGGCAAATGTACATGGCCATGTAAGTGAATCCACCCATCACCCATATTATTCCAGGAAGCGATTGGATAATGTGAGCATATAATTTTACAACCGTCTCTTTTTGCTTGAGTTTCTTGGCGGACGTTTACCTCAGCAATACCGTTCCAAACTTCTGTGAAGATACTTTGTATGCCATTTTTATTATTAGCGATATGGTGGTCGTGGTTGCCTAATAACAAATAAAGGGTTTTTACATTTAATTGCGACCGGAACTTTTCAATATTATCAAAACCATTGAATGAAAAGTCTCCCAAATGAATCAATATATCATCCTCACCGACAAAAGTATTAATGTTGTCAACCAATGCCTGATTCATTTCATCGAGTGTTTGGAAGTCTCGTGTTTTGTCTATGGATTTTTTCCACTTAGAGGTTCCAGCACAAATATTAACATGGTCGAAGTGTGTATCAGATGTCCAAAATAATTTTTGGCCTGTTTTTAAAATAATTTGTTTCATATATGATTTTTTATGTGTACTATAATATAACAAAAGCACCATTGACAATCAATGGTGCTTTACAAACTTTTACATAATTTATTTCTTGGTATCAAAAACAAGACCACCATCTTCGAAACATTCGAAGTCTTTATACGCAAGAGAATCTAATTCAACCCACTCAAGTCCGTCGATATATGCCATAGTAGTTTTTGATGGATTCTTTATTGGATTTATGAAAATGCCGATGGTGTTATATTTGCGAGCAAAATAACGTGCCCAAAAAGCACCGAGAGAAGTTCCAGCAATTATATCAGTTAATTCCATAGTTTTTGCTATAGGTTCAATAGTATTGATTACACTTTGAACAGTTGAGTAATGCTTTGGTGCAATTATCTCAGCATCAGGAAAAAAAGATCGGATTTTATTAATATTTTTGCCATTCTGGCCGGAATTAAATCCATGAATATATAAGATTCTCATAATGAAATGTATTTTTTTGGTGTATTGTATGAATGTTTAGTCTTTTGAACGATAACACCCAAAACATTCAAAGAAAATGTTATGGCAGCAAATGATAATAAAACGGAAAGGTGTAACATAATGTAGATAGGTTTGTTCAATGTTTGATTTGTTGTTACACAATATAAACATAAACCACATGAATGTCAATAGGTTTACAAAATAATATTAGTTCTGTTTCTGAGAATGGATGTCGGTTTCATTCCAGCGAGGCCACAGCGTGAAGCCCGTTTTAGGTGTATAACGTTTTTTACCGTTTACTATAGAATAAACATCCACAACAAGAAATTTCTTGTCTAATGAAACTTGCGGTAAACCACTAGTTGAAAAGCCAACACATATACCATAGACCAATCCTTTATGTTTGGCAGGATTATAGACAATAGTATCCCCTAACTCAGGTTCTATTCCAAAAATATCTTTTCTTTTATTCATAATTTTATAAACTTAGGTTTGATTAATTTCCATATTAAACCACTGTAGTCTGCTTTATTATTCATTTTGTATAGCAATCTATGATATTTAGTAGGATATGTTTGAACTAATATAGCAAAACTCTTTTGAGTTTCTGGTTCATGCTGCATAATTTCCTTCATAATAGACCGACAAAAATTATCAACTGTCTTGAATTGTTTTTTTATGAATTCTTCATAACTTTTTATTTTATTATAAAACTCATCTGGCACGTCTGTAAGTAAATTTTCCAAGTCGCCACCAGTAGAAAGGTATTCCCAGATGGATGTAGTGCTAACTTCAGTCATTATTCGGTGCAATCGAATATACTCAAGTCCTTTAATTTTCATGCGAGACCCATTTGTAAACTTAACTACATATCCTTCTTGATTGTTGCCTATTGTGTCTTTTAATTTGCTGATGTCCGTACTTGGATAACGTTTAACAACTTCACAATTTAGAAGGTTGGCTGCTATTTGTAAACCTTTGTAGCAAATTTCTTCACCACTAAGAATATTAATAGCACCAAGCATAACAATTTTTTCTTGTCCTTTATAATCAACTACGATTCTGTTCCAGTCGGCAATATATTCGAATATATAAGTATACCCTGGAATCAGTGTGGATGAATCTAGTTCATCAAATAAACTTTGTGCGGCCTTTGCCTGTTCTGATGTAAATGAACCACGGGAAGCGACTATCCATTTCTCTTTATAGTAAAATACTGTAATTAAAGAACCGTCCATCTTTTCAAAAACCTCAAATGTTTTGGTTTCTGTATGTTCGTTTTCTTCAATATTAAAAAACTTTTCAAATGGACGAGAAATTACAGTACCGAATTGGTCTGTTACCAATCCTCGGCATTTTAGGGTAATTTCGTCCCATTTTCGGTTGTATTGAGTAATGTTGGAGTAATTCCAAATAGTCAAAGGCATAGTTGGGTGTGTCTGTTTGATAAGCCACCCGTCTTTGTAATATGTTTCCAATGTTTTTTTAATCATGTACAAATATACACATAGTAAAGGACAATGTCAACCAATATTATTTACATTGTGAAAGTTTTTGGTTCGGTGTTGAAGTGTTTATATGTGTTGTCAACAAAACTAGCATTGATAAAAGTAGTATCTTCTGATTCGTATACTGTAGAATTTTTGATTTCCAATTCACCGAACCTAAAATTATCGTGAACGTGGCCGAATATATGGTATTTTGGTTTGATTCGTTTAATAAATTCATATAATGAATATGATCCGCAGTTTATGCGGTTTGGTGGTAAGTCCAAAATACCTATAGGAGGCCCATGAGTTACTACAATATCATGATAGTCGATTTTTTTATAGGCCTTATTTAGTTCAATCTCAGTCTTCATATAGAACCAATCATAAAACGGTGGGGTATAAGGAGAACCATAAATGCTAATACCGTCGATAGTTACAGACTCATCTATCAATAAAGTAACACCGGACGTGGCTGCCATTTCTCTAGCAAGGTCGGTATTTTGTGCTATGAAGGCTGAATGATTGCCTGGGACTAAAATTTTATGTCTTATGTCTAGATTGTGGAACCAATTTAAAAATCTCATAAATTCCCACTTGTTTATATGAGGATTTGGATGATTTGTCTCGTCTCCCGCATGAATAATAAGATCTACATCATTGTCTATTACTACTTTACTGTGGAAATTATGGGTGTCTGATATACCTTGTACTTTCATTAATATAAGTCTTCGCTAAAAAGTTTTTTCTTAAGTTCGTTGGTTTGCCCTGCTTTGTGTGCAACTTCATCCATTAGAGTTTTCTTTTTATGTGTTAAATATTGTATGAACATACCCTGGACAGAAAGACAAATTATCATTAGCCCTTGTATTTTTCTGGATATTTCTAATGTTATTTCTAGTTCCATGTTTTTTGCTTATTCATAATTTTAGTTTTTTATCAGTGCAATAATATAAACATAAGCCAGGTAAATGTCAACCAATATTTTCGAATTTTTATTTACTCCAGTCTATTTTTTCCCAATTTTCATCAATTGCTTTTACGTCTTCTGTTCTTCTGTCACTTCCTTTCCCATTAAACCTTACTAATTGTTTCATTTTTTTATATACTAAGGTTTATTTTATTTAGCTCATCTACGATTGAACGAGCAGCTTGTGTTGGAGAACCGTTATTGTCTATTTCTATTATAGGAACGTTTCTATCATTATCAATCCAGCTTCGGCTATCATTATTAAAAGAGGTTCCTTCTCTTTGTAAATTAATAACATATAAATCAAATGTCTTTTCTAGGAGGTAGTACTCGTTTTGAAAACCTAAGTCTGTTATGATGGAAAAATTGTCAGTTTCAAGGGTTTTTATTTTTTCAGCGACGGCTGTTGCCCAAACATTTTCACCATTAACTACTTTGGCGTGTCTTTCAGACACAAAAATCAAAAAGTTTCTAGGACTCATATCGAATAATAAGGGATTTTTTTTGTCTTTTAATATTCTGTTGGTACATAAAAAAAGAAAATCTTCGTATAATAAAAGGTGAGATATGTATTGGTAGGCATATTCATATAAAGAATCTTTGAACGAAAAAGATTTTACCGTATGTCCTTGGTATTCAATAATTTCTACTAGTAAAGAGGCAACTGTATCTTTACCTGAGCCAGGCGGTGAATTAAATGCTATTACTGGTATTTTTTTCATAATCGAATGGAGTTTGCTAGATTTTTTTTCATTTTATCTATTGTTTCTGTTGGCACTTCATGGATATTTAAACCATCGTGCCTATTTTCCTTTACTATTATATGAACATCATAGCCATATAATTTTGCCAGGTCTATGTAGGGTTTCATTTCTTTTTCCTTAGTAAATGTATTGGAAACCGCTATTTTTTTCTTTTCTTTTTTCATTAACATCTCTGCTCTGGCAAAACACCAACTGTGAGCAGATGATAGTTCTTCTCTTTTCCATTCATAAGTACCAGATTGCTCGAAGAACATATCAGCTTCACAAATATTAGAGGTAAAAAGTTTTGCTAGTGTGGTTTTGCCGGAGCCTGGGACTCCTCGGATAATTAATAATTCTTTGGGCATATTATTATTGTATTTTTTACGTATAGTACAATATAACAAAAAATCTTGATTAAGACAAATATATATCATTAAAACCGAACATAATATTGAGTACTAATATTTCGGTTTCTGTATTAGATCTAAGAAGACCTATTTTTTTGTAGTATTCATATTCATTAAAACTAGTATTTACCATACCTTGAATATCGAGAAAAGAAGGATCAAAGTTACTTTGATTTTTTATTATCTCCATAAAGTCTTTTACCAAATATGCTAGTTTTTTTACGGGTATATAAGCATCAGAAGCGCAAATTTCGTAGATAAGAGTCTTCAGTATTAGGTGTTCCATTTTTGCTTTCCTTTCGATTTTTCTTTATGGCCAATTTTCTTTTTTTATCGAATTTATCTTCTGAATATTGGTCTTTTCTAGTCTTTCCCATTTTAAGTACTTTTGCTATTATTTTATAATTTTGATATACGTAAGAAATTTTACTATTCGATAATAATAACAGATTCTGATATTATTATCCAAAAAATCGTTAAGTATACAAAAACCACAAAAATTCTTGTATACTCAAGATATAATTCCATTTTTTTTAGATTTAGGTTATACCGGGATTAATCCAGGAAAGGCCTTATGTACAACTTTCAATGAACACTTTTCTAAATTTCCTGCCCTTACTTGTAGAATCCATTTTGCCTCTATAGGTGTTACTGCTTCTAGCATTTGAATGTATTTTTTTTCACGTTGAATAGCTTTCATATTATCGAAACCTCTACCAACCAAAAACATATTGAATTGATGCAAGTTTTTCTGTAAATTCCAAAAACCATCAGCGCCTTCAGGTGACTCAGTACTTTTTTTGTATGGAGGGACTCCTTCTGGAATTGACCAATTTATTGATGGATTATAGGCTAATGTGAATAATGCTTTCAGTTCGTTACTTTGGTTATCGGTAAGAATTTTTACCTTTGATAAAAACTGATTAGTGGCTTCCAGTTCTTCAAATATTGCATTGAATCTTTTAGTTATTTTAAATTTTTTGTCCATTTTCGGTCATTTTATTAGTGTTGTGATTTATTTATCAAAATTCGCCCATGTGTTCTACTAAATGTTTTAGTCTATTTTTTATGAAGTATGATAATAGTTTACTTCTCGAGCCATTTGCGGGTTTGGTATATAATTCTATAATTGGATTGTAGATTCTATCGGGAATCTTTGTGAGGTCCACAAGTTCCTGGTTTCTGTTGTAATTTCGCAACCACTCAGAACTTTTAAAATCTTCAGGTTTCGTGGTTTTAAAGTACTCTAGTTTTTTTGCGGACATCGTAGATTGCCTAATCCCAGAAACAAAGACATTATCATTGCTAAGTATGTTAGGAACACCGTCGCCCTTATCTCCTTTTATAGTATGTTCTAGAAGATAGTCAATAGGATCCTTTATTTTAACGAATTTTTTTTGTATAGGACTGAACTGTTCGACTCTTTCGTACCGTTGAAGTTGCTTAAAATCATGGTCAGAAGATAAAATCATTATGTTCTCACTGTCCGGTTTTAACCAATTATAATCAGCATTGGTTCTAGCATTTCTTTCGTGAATTGTTATTGCTGCTATTACATCATCTGCCTCCGCATTATTCATACGGATAAATTTATAGGGAAATACAGTATCAAGTTCTTCAAGAACTAAATTAGAAATTCTGTATAATTTATTCCAATCAGTTTCGTCTTTATCCCTATGTTTTTTCCTGCCCGCTTTGTAATTCGCAAAGACATCTTTTCGCCATGGGTGTTTACCATCAGCACAGATAACCAATTCCCCATAATCAGCCTTGAATTTATTCCTATAGATTCTAAGCGTGTTTAATATAAAATGCCGACCCATGATTTCATCTAGCATGCCACCGTTAATTTTCTGTTGCATCATTAATCCAGCAATGGATATTTGAGATATGTCTACTAGTATCATTAAAATATATTTAAGATTATTAAATTCTTATTGGTCCTATGGGTAGGAAGTTTTTCCATATCATGGACTAAATCGCCAAATATTTTTTTAGAATACCTTTTCTGTGTTTTGTGGATGTTTATTGCAACAGAAGGAAAATACTTGAGAGGTATTTTTTTGAAGCCTGATAAATTTACATCTAGATTTATCAGTGTAGTACCTTGGACATCTATTGTTTTGTCTTTTTCGGCTACAACATACCAGATTCTTTTCCTAGAAGTATCTGCGAAATAGATTTCAGTAGAACCTATTATCTTTTTGTGGTCTTTTGATGATAAATTTAACTTATTATCATCTTGCTTGAAGTGAAAACCTGACAGTTGTTTTTTAGCAGCAATGTTTTTTTTGCTTTGTCTTGGTTTCCTGATATTTTCGTTTCGTATATAATTACCAACACAATCAACTATATTTTGTATAGTTTTTTTGAGCTTCATGATGCCCGACTTAGGTCCTGGATAATACTCACGGTATTCCTTAATGCCTTTTAATGCCTTTTCAAGGTCAGACAGTTCATCTGTGTAAAAAGGAATAATCGCAGCAGCGGTCTTTACCGGCACTTCAAGTTTTCTTAGATATAATTCAACATCAAAAGTATGGTCCTTTAAGTCCACAACATGGTCAAAATCTGGGAGTATTTTTTTACGAAGGTAAAACCTTATTTTTTCTTCAGGTGTTAATACAGAGACCGGTTTTTTTACAGGTGTTGGATCTGGATCTGGATCTGGAGAATCTTCAACATGAGTTTCAAAAATCTCTATCATTTCTTTTAATCTAGTATCAAAAGTTACCTTTGTCAGGTCGTCTGGTTCCCAACCTCGAGTTATACATCTAGCAACCCAACCTAAGGTAATGTAATGAAATGTATCTGAAACATTTTTTACCGATTCATAATTTTTAGGGTCATTTAGTTTAAGGTATGAAAGAAGGTATTTTCTTGAATCCTTTTTATTCTTGAGTTTTGTGTACCAGGAAAGAGCGTGGCTCAATGAAAATTTTTCGTTTATTACAGGCTCATCCTTACCTAAAAGGATTTGTTCTACTGTGGTTTCTCTCATTTTGTATTATGTTTATTAATATGTTCAACAATATAACAAAAAATGCCATAAATTCAAAATTTATGGCATAAAAGTTTTAATCTGTTATTTTTTTTAGTAAGTTATACCAATCCGCGGCCCGAAATTCCCAATTATTCCTAAAATCAGCATATTCTTTAGCCGACCTGAGCGTAGTATTATTAAGTAATTGATAATTCGTGCCTTTAACGAATTCTATAGCTCCCTTAAGACAAGAATAAAAAGTACTAGCATGGTCTTGGATGTTTTCTGTGTATTGATAAAAAACCCCATGGTTGCTTGTGGTTTCTGGTATTGCCGCTAAATCAGATGCAACTATTAAATTTCTAGAACTCATTGCTTCTATTAAAGTTATACCCGAGGTTTCTTTCCATATTGATGGATACGCAAATATATGAGATTTACCCAAGTAGTCACGAACTACTGAATTCTTAACGGTACCATGATTAGTCATTTGTGGATGTGCATCAATTCTTTCAAATAATTTCTCGTAGGCCTTATCTCTTTCTTTCCAGCCATACAAATTAAAACTAGAAAATATGTCTAAATGTATATCTGGCATATCCCTAACAATATGTTCAAAAACGGGTACTAGTATTTCTAAGCCTCTGTGCGGTGTTGGTGTGTATATTAACCGAATTTTATTGTCTTCTGAGTTTTTATCCAATTCAGACTCATCGAATTTATCTATACAGTTTGGAAAAACTATACAATGGGAATAAGGAATATCGAATAGGTTTACATACCTTTCCTTTTGCCAATGAGAAACAAAAATTATCTTAGTGTATTTTTTCCAACCTCCATTTCCCATTGCATTAATAGCTTCATTATCTTCTGCTAAATCCTGGGCCCAAAATATTGCAGGTAAATCCGGCACTAATTCCCTTTCCCTTGAAACTACTATTTGGACTTTATCGAGCAAACCTGGTTCCATTTTTTCCATCTCGAGTTCTAATCTATATTTCATCATCTCCGAGCCGCCCATAGCATTTACGGATAGATTGTCTTTGTGTATCATTTTTAAGGTATTTGTGATTTTTTAAAATTAATCATTAAAAGATTTGAATTTTTTATTCAAAAATTTGCTTACGGACATGATTAGATTATTTGTATTATTTATTTTAGCGCTAAATGTTGTTATAATAGTACTAAGTCTTATATAGTCATTTATTATATACCTTTGGCGAGTAATAAGGTATATTATTAATATAAAATTTATGATGGATAACATTAAAGCTAGATTTTCTATCATTTTTCTATTATTTTATTGGTGTCTGTTAGTATTTTATGTACCTGTCCGACAGTATAAAAGTCATGAGTTCCTTTATTTTCTGGATAAACACAATCTAATATAAATTCAGCACAGTCTCTTCGGGCTTTTATTATTCTTAAACCAAAAATCATTGTAAATGCTTTACCAATTACTTGCCAAGTGCCATATTTTTCTTCTTTGTTATATGCAATCATCGCAAGATCCCAAGAAGACTTAGAAACAGATGGTACTAATTTATAGATTAAATTATAAGACCTTTTTCTGAATTTAGTTTTCAATATTCTAGGAATCTGAAGAGATATTTCTTCACCTTTATGTACAAAAACTACATGACTGTATTCTTCTAAACCAGAACCACGTTTTGAAAAAAACCTAATTACTTTGTCTAGAACCGTTTTGGATTTGAAAAATGCTATATAGTAGTCTGTCTCGTTCATGTGAATTTTTTTTAATAAATAAATGTAAAACCATTATGGATATTGATATTTATTGGCTGAGTTTTTGGTCAGTTTTCGTAAGCGCTGAATCGTTTATTCTTTTAAGAAGTATAATAAGTAAATCCGATTTAGATGAGAATTGCGAAGACTAAGGACTTTTTAGTCTTTTCTGTTACTGAAAGAATTTTTAATTAATGCGGAAGATGTTGGATTCGAACCAACGAACCATATTTCAGGCCATGAATTAGCAACTCATTGCAATCGACCAGACTCTGCCAATCTTCCAAAAAAAGCGGAGGGAGTGAGATTCGAACTCACACGGCACATTGTACCTAACTGTTTTCAAGACAGCATCCGATACCCAGGATCTTTCGGATGACCCTCCGTTATAGTACCACAAATGGGATTCGAACCCATACTGTACAGGCTTTAACTCTGTCTCCTCTTCCAGTTGGGATATTGTGGCATTTGTACTCGTGGTGAGATTCGAACTCACACTTTTTGGTTTCTAAAACCAACGCCTCTTCCAGTTGGGCTACACAAGCAATCAAAATTTGCACTCTCTGTAGGATTCGAACCCACACCACAGCGTCCGAAGCGCTGCATGATATCCAGTTTCACTAAGAGAGCAATTGTACACCCGGAGGGATTCGAACCCACAACCATTGCCTTAGAAGAGCAAAGCTCTAGTCCAGTTGAGCTACGGATGCATTAATAATTCAAATGAGGTACAAGAGGGATTCGAACCCACGTGTTTCAGATTTGCAGTCTGATGCCTATCCTCTCGAGCCATTGTACCAATGTGAGCAATGTAGGATTCGAACCTACAACATCTACCATGTAAAGATAGCACTCTTCCAGTTGAGTTAATCGCTCGTTTTTGTGTGGA